CTATGCCCCCCCCCATTCTTTCAAAAGGCCATTGTCGGCGATGGTATAATATTTTTCGCACTTATGGTTGAATTCATCAGCACACGGATCCAGGTCGAAATGAAATTCCTTGTCAAGTTCAGCAAAGAACGCCTTCGGTGTGGCCCATGCGTCCGTTTTGCTGGAAAACATAACATTTGTGTTCATTCATTCTTTCCTTTCGTGTTCATGCTATCAGGAAGCCATTCGGGGAAGTCATAAATTGACATTTGACCGTCACATTCGTAATCATCCAGGATCCCCGAAGGTTCCGTTTCGTTTTTAGGTTTCTTTTCTTTGTTTTCCACTCCTTAATTATCCTTTTTTCGGATCATAGTCTTCAAATCGGCTGATTGTTCGGAATATCCGTCTATTATTCACATACCTTTGAAGAAGTCGAACCGGATCACTCCCTTTCGTGTGTTCCTTATCGTAAATCATCACGTAAGGATCGTAACCCAGATCGCGAAGTGTATAAATTCTTTCAAGATCTTGTTCGAAGGTAGTATCAAAATTCGTCAGGACGTACACGCTTGTTTTCCTGGCTCCCCATCTGGTTATTTCCTTAAACTGCCGGAACTTCGGAAGGATTGCTTCTTTGTCCTGGTATTTATCCCAGGCAAAATGAACGCTTTCGACGCGAAGTTTTCCGATCATTTCCGCCTTTTCTTCGGTCATCAATCGAATATCTAGGCCCTGATTTATATTTATCCTTGCTTTGCTGTCTATTAGCTGTTGCAATAATTCTTTCCAATCCTGACAAGCTAAAATATTCGGATCGCATAGCATTATATTTTTCTGTCCATGCCAGAATTCGGATAGATCAGCAACCTTGACCGAACATTTTCCTTCTTTCGCGGCCACATGGCAAAAGTCGCAACCGCGCGGACATCCTCTTGTAAGAAATCCGTAAGCCGTGTCGGTTATTCCGTAAAGGCCATAATCTGGATAAATATGTTCTATTTCCGGCGGAAGCGGAATATCCTTCATTTTGTCGAATTCTTCTTTTCCGTCCTTCAAAGAAATACAATAACCGGATCCGCCTTTTATTACTTCGTCGGTGTCGATATAATATTCATAATCCGGTGTAAAGCTGAATACTTTTGACATATACACCCGATCCATGTGTCCCGAAAATAACGGCTGATACCACGAAACATCGTCGCCGCGCGCCTTGTGGTATGCCGATATTTTCATCAATGGGATATTCGGGAAATTATGTCCGTCAACATCAATCAAACCGATTTTCTTTTTACTCGACATTCGACCGGTCGAAAGTTGTAAACGACGTCTGGCCGTTCTCGCGGACTGCTTCGGTTCCGACAACGATTTCCAGTTCAACCGGTTCATTCTTTACCAGGTCAAAAACGACAAGCGCCTGTCCCTGTTCCACCGCGTAGGTGATCCCGGTCGCCTGGCTGGCTTCGGTCATAAGGGACATAAATTTATTTATTCTTTCCTGTTGATTTTCCATTTCTTTTCCTTTCTGGTCTTCAAGATCCATTCTTCCTGTTCCCGATCTTCGTCCTTCTTTTCATCGTCGCTTTTACACGACGCGGCCGCGGCCAGTGCGAAGATAAACGCCAGGAATACCACGGCGGCGGCCATTATAACCAGGGCTTTCATTTCTCGTCCCCTTCCTGGATAAGCTGTTCGCCGTCGTAAGTGTAGACATCCGCGGCCGGGATCGTGTAAAAATTCGGGTAAAAATTATATTTCTGGATCCAATCCTGGAAGACAGCTTCAAGGCCGTTTTCCAGTTCTTCGATCTGTTCCTTCGTGGCGTCGTCCAGGTAATCGTCGGCCCACTCGCCGCCCTCGTCCTGTGCCTGGCTCTGAACCGCTTCGATCACGTCGTAACCGGAATTTGAAAGCGACGGACGATAAAATTCGCACTGGCCGACGAAGATCTTGTTCGGGATCCCTCTTTTCGGCGGATATTTCTTGAATTCCTCAAATTCCACGATCGCGTCTTTCAGGGCTTCCTTCGTGTTGTTGTAGGTCGCGCCGTATGTTTCGCCGTCGAAGCTATACGCGACCAGATTCGCCGTGTATTCCTGGATATAACACCAACTTTGCGGCGGCCTGACAACTCCGGCCGTGTCAATCTTGAACGCCTGGTCGAATTCGACCGGTGTTCCTTCCTTGACGTGCCAGCCATAAAGACAAGTATCGGTTTTCCCGTTGGCCCCGTTGGCATATTCGAATAATTCGCCAGGTTCCAGGCCGGAACGCTCCGAAAGTTCCTTGTAGTCATTAGTTTTCTTGATAAAATCGCAAGTAAACGCGCCCATGATTCCGCGTCCGGTCACATAGCAGACAACCCGGAAGGGATATTCAATCCCCTTCGGTCTGTTCTTGCGGATTTCCAGTTCCTTTTCCCCGGAAAGAATTTTCTTCCACCACTTTTCCTTAATGCTTATCAGGACTGTTTTCACTCTCGAACGCTCCTTTCTGGATAAATCCCTTAATTTCTTCGATACACTCCGGGCAAAAATCTTTTACCGTGTATCTGTTGATAAAGTCGAAAAGACCGCAAAACAGGCCGTTTTTCTTCGATTCCTGACTTTTCTTTTTTCTCTCTGCTCTAGCCGGAACGATTTTGATTGTCTTTGAATTTACTTCATCGAACGTCTTTCCGCACCGGTCGCAAGTGCAAATTGTTTTTACCATCATTCTTTTTCCTTCCTGGCTATTTGTAAATTATGCCGGTGTGCTTATTCTTGAAGCCGATCCGGCCGTGGATCTCATAGCCTTGTAATTCTGCAATTTTCTTGAATATCTCCACAAGATCGGTTACTTCCTGCGGCTGTTTATCGGTCTTTCGGATCGCGCGTTCCGCCGTAACGTCACGATAACCGGAACCGTTGTATTTTAAGTCGTCCATTAACGGAACGGGAATTCCCCGTCCCCTTCCGGGATGTCCATAAACGAACTATTTTCCGGCGCCGGCGGTGGAACCTGTTCGTTTTTCCGTGTCTGTCTTCGTGCTTCTTCCTCTGCCTTCGTTTCGGCGAAGTTGATTTCATAGACGCGGACAGTCTTTGTATAGATTTTTCTTCCGCCAGGCTCCGTATAATGCCCGGACTCCAGACGGCCGACAATCTCGACCTTCTTGTCTTTTCTTAAAAAGTTTTTCGCGAATTCCGCGTTATGTCCGGTACACTTGCAGTCGATAAAATCGACCGCCTGGCCGCCGTCCGGGATTTTACCGTCCCGGACACACATAATCGTAAATGTGGCAAATACGGCCCGGTCGCTGTCATATTTCAGAACCGGATTGTCCGTAAGTCTGCCAGATCCCAGCCATTTGTTCATTTGTTCTTTCTCCCCTTTCCTTTTCGTCTCATTGGTTTGTGGTGCATTTTCAGCCAATTATTCGGCATTTCCCGATAGTCGATCGGTTTGTCCATGACCTTTCCGACCGCGGCGGATAATTCAAGCAATGCTTCCGCGGCCGCTTCGCAACCCATGCCGAAGCCCTTCAAAACTGTGTTAATGTTTCGAAGGCCAGCCTGGCGTTCGATCAGATTCGCTATGTAGCGTTGGAATGTTTCATCCGGCGGCAAGTGCCGCGCGATTTCCCTTGTCAGGTCTTCCGGCAAATAGAAGACGATCGCGCCGTAATGCTCCGAAAGGGCTATCACGTAGACCGTGAACAGGTCAAGGCCGACTTCGTAGGCGAATAACAGGTTCGCTTCGCCGACCGTGTGGGTTTCCTTTCCGAACTGAAATTCAATCCGGTTAATAGCTTCGTAGATCTCCGCTTCCGGGTTAGTTTCTTTCAACGGCTTTGAAGATAAAAATTTTCTTTCCCTTGCTGTACTTTGCAAGTTTTTTTCGCTTTCTTTCGGCGTCTTTTTCTGTTCCCCGGATAATCGCTCTTTCCTCGCCTTCCACAATGATAAAATACTTTTCTTTACATTCCACAAAATTCATTCAACCACCTTCCCGTTTCTATTCTGCCAGGCGTTCCTTGTCCCCGGCGTTCTGAAAATTCTTCCCGTCGATATAGCCATACTGGCGAAGAAGATCGTGTTCGCGGCTTCTTTCAAATTCCCGGTTCTGGTATTCTTCCATTCCTGGGATTTCATCAACGAACGCGTTTACTTCTGCCGGAACCAGGCAAGCCAGGGCGAAGGTTTCGCTTTGTTTCTTCTGGTCTTCGAAATTCTGGTGAAGTCCGGCGTTAAAGCCTTCGACGTAGTTCATTTTTTCATTCCGGCCAAACTCCCGGCCGGCTTCTGCATAAATCGCCCGAAGCGTCGCCATTCTCCGGCGGATCACTTTCACGGCGTAATTGAAAATGTTAATGCTGATCTGCGCGTCTTCGTCGAACCCATAAAATTTAAGCCGGAACGCTCCGCCGGATCCGCGTCTTGACGAAATAACCGCCCGACACCTGAAATTTCCGGCAATCAGGCTCCCAAGATCAACCACCCAGTCGTCGCGGAACGACGGTGACGTGTAGGACACGACCGGACGTTCCTTCGCCTTGTCCGGGTTGATCTGGCTCATTTCGATTTCATATTTTGCCATTAACTCTTGTGCTTTTAACATGGCGGCCTTCGCTTCGTTCTCATTGTCTGAACTGGATAAGGCGATCAGCTTTTCGATCTTGTCAATGATCTTGTTATCTGCTTCATTCATGTTCTTTCCCTTTCTCGAATTTAACGACGACCGCTTTGTCGTCGATGTAGTAATCAGCCGTTATTTTCCGGCTGTTCACGCCGTACATTTCAACGATTTCTGGTATATTATCGTTCACGGCGTCGAATTCAAGCCCGTGTTCCCGGCACTGGGCGACCGCGCTTTCCAGCGCTTCCCCGACGCGGCACGTCCACAAAATAACCTTGTGGCCGCCAGTCCGAAGATCTGAAAGCCAGTTCATCAGGGCTTCGTTCGGTTCCCCGACTTCCGGCCACTTTCCGGCACTGGATAACACGCCGTCGAAGTCAACTGCTATAATCACGCCCCCAGAAGACGATCCAGAAGGTCGTCGTTCTCCTTCCTGGCGATTGCGGTTCTGATTGATTCGTCCGGGAACTGCACCGGCAACGCCATTTTGATAATTCGGTTTATGATTCTGTCGTCGAAATTCAATTCTTCCATGCGGCAATTACTTGTAAAAATTGTCACGCGCTTTTCGATCATGCGTCCGTTTAAGATATTATAAAAACGCTCATTGATCCAGGGTTTCACGGCTTCGACGCCGATGTCGTCGATCACCAGGACGGGAACCGAAACGATTTCCTGGATCAATTTCTGTTCGGTTTCTTCGTTCTTCCATTCGCCGCCCCAGGTTGCTTTTATCTGATCCAGAATTTGAATTGTGGTCGCGAACTTTGCCGCGATGATCTTTTTCTGAATCAGGTCGTTTGCAATAGACACGGCCAGCCTAGTTTTACCGGATCCCTTTGTCTGTGAATAAAAATATAAGCCTTTGCCGGTTTCCCGGATCTCGTCGAATTGTTCCACGTACCGGGAAGCGATAACCTTCGCCATCTGGGCTAGTTCGCGATTCTCCTTCGTGCTATAACAGTCGGTTTTGAAATTCTCGACCGTGTGGCCTTCAAACTCCTTCGGGATAGTGGCGAAGGACAGCTTTCTTTCGATTGCCTGGCGTTCGAAGATTCCGCATTTGCAACGGCGACAAAATTCGTACCCGTCCGGGCCTGTCACCATTTCCCAGCCGCTATCATGGCAAATCGGGCAATTATATTTCGGTGTCTGATCGTCCGGCGTTTCTTCGGAACCGTTCAAGCGCCGCGCTCGTCGTGCCATCAGGTCGGGAAACATTTTGTTCATTGTCTCCTGGATTGATTCTTCCATTTGCGGATCCCCCTTTGTTTTGATATGTGCCTTCAAGCGTCTTCAAGGCGTTTGTTTTATTTATCAGCCAGTCAAAGGAACAACCGTTCCATTTTCCGTTTCTGCCGGAAAGAAAGTCACTGTTCTGTGCCGCCTGGAAAATGATGTGTAATTTCTTTTCGGGTTCTAGCCCCGGAAAGATTTTCAGTTTGTCCAGTTCTTTCACCAGGGAACGGATCTTCGCCTTCCTGGTATCATTCAATCCGCGGATTCCTGGAAGGGCTGGACAGGTATTTCGAAAGTCTTCCACGATCAAGTCATAAGATAACCGATCCGTTTTCTTCGGTTTTTCCGGTTCGCGGTCAGGAACTTCGGATTTTTTTTCCGAAGTTTCGACTATATCTTCGTTAGAAGATATATTATATATATCTATATTCTTATTCTTATTCTGTTCCGTGATTTCACGGTTTGTCACGCGTGATGTAACGTGACGCGTCACGCCGTCGGTCACGATTTCAGTTTCTTCTTTCGGCAAAACCGCCGGTTCTTCCTGGGGTTCTGACTTTTCTTCCGGCTGTGACATTCCCAGAAGGGCGCGTTTCTTTTCGCGCTGTCTCTGCTGTCTGATCCGGTTTTGTTCTCTGATTCTCTCCATGCCTTCGCTGTTCTGATTCGCTTCGAAGTTGGTTATGTAGATCCCTTTTTCGGTTCTCTCGATCATGTGGAACTTCTCGAAGGTCGTAAGGGCCAGGCGGACGGTTGCCAGCGGCTTATTAAAAATAGTCGCCAGCATTTCGTCAGAATATGGGAATTCGTCTTCAATCAAGACAAGGCCCTTCGCATTGCATTTACCGGCAAGCGCAAGAATACGGATCCACACGACCAGGATCGCGTCGCCTTCCGGCATGGATTGAATGATTTTGATTTTATCGTCGTCAAACATATCTACACGAAGTTTGATCCAGTTAATTTCCGCCATAAAAACACCGCCTTTATAAATACTTGCTCATAATGTCCCGTTTTGATTTCGGTTTCGGGGTTTCCGTCGCCTTCTTCGGCGGTTCCAGATCGTCCAGGAAGTTAATTGATTTCTTCATCCGGGTTTCTCTGGTTGCTGTCAGGTTCTTTTCGATCACCTCTTTGTTTTCATCCACTTTTTTATACACAATATCCAGACGTGATTGTGGATAAGTCAGCCCCGAAATACAACAAATTGTGATTCCTTCGTCATTGAAGGTCTGGAAGGTGTCGATCGGGGTTCCGATCGCTTTTTCCAGTTCCGGCATGGTTACACCGTCCGACAATGACGCTGTGATGTATTTAACGGCTCTGTCGCCCTCGATAGGGGCGTAAGGGTTGTCTTGTATAGCCTTAATCGTTTCGGCGCTGTTTTGAGCCTTTCTGGACGTCACAAGGGCCATTCCGTGGGCGCTTAGTGTCTCCATGATTTCGGCCTTGTCAATATTGCCCTTCACGCTCTTGTGTTTCTCCGGCACTTCCAGGAACGAACAGAAGTCGTCCACGAAGGAAGTATTGATTGACAATTTTTCCGCCCGGTCGTTGTCCAGGATGAAGCAAGCGGCCGTTCCGGCGATTTCTGTCAACTCTGAAAAACAGTCGTAAGAATTGATATGCGCCTTCACGCTTTCATTCTGCCCCGGAACAATCGTGATCGCTCCGATGGCGCGGCCTTCGTCAATTAAAAGGTCAATCAACATCGGGCCGGCTCCTGAACCGGTTCCGCCGCCGCTGGCGAAGATAACGAACGTCAGATCCGCCTTGATTTTGGTTTCAATCTCTGCCGCGATACGGTCGAAGTCGTCGATCACAAGCTGTTTCGCCTTCCGCCGGTTCTTATTGCAACCTTCACCGCCCGGAATGTGGTATTTATATTTTGCGTGTTCCAGGGTGTCAAGGTCTTCCTGGGACGTGTTGATGTAAAGGACATTAAAGCCCCGATCTTCGAAAAGCTGTCCAATGTTGCCGCCGGCCTGGCCGACCGCTACAAAAGCAATTTTATTTTTCATGTTCTGATTCTCCCTTCGTGGTATTATCGGACGTTTTCCGTCCGGTTGTCGTTTCTGTTCTGGCGTCACTTCGTTTCATGCTTCGCCCCTTCCAGGAATTCCCGTCCGGTGTCCGTGATGAAGAACGTGTCCGCCCGGCCTTCTTTCAAGCCGCGGCCGATATATCCGGCGTCTTCGAATTCCTTGATTTTTTTGAAAATTGTGTTCGACTTATAGCCGAATTCTTCCGTGTCGGAAATCTCCTGAACCGACATTGAAGATAATTTGTTCGTCGCCCCGTTCTGGGAAAGGATTGACAAAACGATAAAGCCTAGTCTGTTCAAAGTTTCACCGCCTTTTTCTCTGATTTACTCTGATAAACTCTGATAAACTCTGATAAACTCTGATAAAGTCGGATTTACTCTGATAAACTCTGATTTATTCTGATTTATTCTTCCAGCGGCCGCGGCTGTCCGCGTTCCGCGACGACTTCTTCGAAAGTTCTATCGCCTAACATTCGTTTACCTTCCACGCGCCCACATTTCGGACACTTGCCGTTTGAAATGCACGAAAGGAATGTGAAACCACAAGTACAATAGACTTTCCAGAATGGATCCGTTGCCTTTGTGATTCCGTCTATGTAATACGGGGCTTCCCTTGTATTT